GGTTTGGTTACTTGAAGGAGGGTTGTTTATGTCCTTAGTAACGTAGGGTTTATCGCTTCCATAACGGAGACTTTTAAGGTCTGTTTGGAGATCTATTAATCTTGGTCCTGCCATTTAGGTTTTTTTTATCCTGGAGGGTTATCTAAATATTTTGGAGGTGTTGCTCCGTTTAGGTCTAACTCTGAAGGAGCCGGTTGTGTTTGTGTTTGAGCCGGTGTTCCTGTAATAGAGTAGATGTTGTGTAGAGTTGATCCCGGTTGTGCACTTGGAATTAATGCCGGTGTTACTCCGTCTAATCCTAAGTTACTTGACGGTAATAAGTCTAATAGTCCCATATTGTATGTTTTAATTTATTATAAATAGTTTGTTTAATTTATTATCTCATTGGATGAAGATTAAGGCCTATAGCTTCGTTTAGTTTATTTGCTCCAATTTGTATGTTTCCACTTTCTCTAACTGCTACGATTAATTCTTTCAACAAAGCCTCTACATTCCCGCCTCCGGCACCTCCTCCTGTTAGACCTGTTCCGCCCATTATTATATCATCTTTTCTAAACTTAAGAGGTTTTTGTCCTGGTCGTAATATAAAGTCTTCTGCTGAGTCTGGGTTTGCAAAATAGTTCTGATATGCTCCATATCCTGCTCCTAAAAGCCCTCCTACTCCTGCTCCAATTGCTGTTCCTACTCCTGGGATTATTGATCCAACGGTTGCACCTAGTCCTGCTCCTGTTAGTGCTGCACTTCCTACATCTGTAGCTTTCCCTATACTTCTAGCTTTTTCAGCTTCTTTTATCTTACCTGCTTTCTGTAATTCATCTGCTTTAGACATCTGGTTAGCTGTTACACCATCCAGGGCAAGTCCCCCTAGTATAGATCCTATACCTCCTGCTCCTTTTAATAAAGTTTTCCCTCCAGTTTTTAGTAATCCTTTCATCAAGCTTCCTCCACCTAGTCGTGATAGAGCTCTGCCCATTACTTTTGGATTTTTAAACAAAGTCTTAATTTGCTTACCCATAGAGGCTTTTTTACCTCCTCCTAATGATCCAGCTGCGTCTCCTAATGCGTCTCCTAATCCACCGCCGCCGGCTCCACCACCTACATCTTTAGTATACATTGGTCTAGCAGCATTTGATCCTCTACTTCCAAATATTATACTCTTTGCAGCATTAATAGCCATTGCTCCTGCTGCAACTCCTGCCAAAATAGCTGCTGCTCCTCCTGCTATGCCTAACATTCCTTTTATAACAGGGTTAGCTGCCATAGCTGTTAATACTCCTGCTAATTTATCTGTTACAGCTGCAAGAGGTCCTGCTATTGCTGATTTAAGAGATTCTTTAATAGAGCTTACAGATTTATCAATCTTACCTTGTGTGTCTAATTCTTGTGCAGCTAATTCTACTTTCTTTCCCTGTAATGCCATTGCTTCCAGCTGAGATGCTTTTTCAAATTCTCCTGCTTTTTTTAATGCAGTTAATTTTTCGTCTAGTAATTTTTTTTCACTAGCTCCTAATTTTTCTAACTGTTCTGCTTTTACTAGTGAATCGGCCATTTCATCTGTGGTCATATTCATAGACCTAGCTAATGCTTCTTGCTGAAGAACGTTCATCTCTTGGAATTTAGCTAAACCTCCTGTTTGTTTCAACATTTCTGCTGCAGCTTCTGCAGATTTTCCTTGAAGAGCAAGTGTTCTTGCTTTTTCTAGATTAAGCTCTTGCCCGGTTAGTAATTCTGCTTCTAATTCTGCAGCTATTGAATCTTCAAAGTTCAGTAGCCCACTAGACATTTTTTTAGCCTGTTCTAGAGTGATCCCTAACTTCTGTGCTTGTGTGACTGCTTTTCCTAGTAGCTCTGGACTATTTTTATACTGTGCTGCTAATTGTCCGTTTATTTTTAGGACTTCTTGCATTACTTTTTTATTACTAAGAACTCCCTTATTTGATTTACCCATTGAGTTATAAGTCTGCTCTTGGGTCTTTCCATTAAGTAATGAGTATCCGTAGATCTTAGCTGATTCTTCTGCTGTAAGTCCTGTGACCTGCATCAACTTAGATTGTGTTGTAAGCGTCTCTGCAGAGAATGTAGCTGATGTTCCTAAAGATTCGTTCAGGTTTAGGTTTGCAGTTTGTAAGTCTTTGTAGTTTGCATAAATATTATTAGTACTTTGCTGCATACTGTAAAACTCCTTATTCATTGCAGTTGCAGCTGAGGTAGAAAGTCCTAGTGCTTTCTGCATTTCGAAAGTTCTTGTGCTAAACTCAGTACCTATTTGATAGAGAGTTTTAAAAGTTTTTGTTATAAAAGCAACTTGGACAGCTGGATCTTTTAAGCTCTCTCCAATCATTTGGAAAGTACCTTTTATAGCTGTTCCTGCTGTCTTCCAAGCACTTCCAGTTTCTTTTGCTGTATCTCGGATTTTTTTATTAAGATCTTCTATAGCTTGAGACTCTACTCCTATTTTTTGAAGTGTTCCTGCAATTCCTTTAAAAGCTAATCCAGTAAGTCCAATTGTCTTCTGAATTTCTTTTTCAATTTGGATCTCTTTTTCTGCATGTTTTACTATCTTGTCGAGATAGCTATTTTTTAGATTTAGGGCAGAGTTAATCTCTTTCTGATAGTTTGCTAATTCTTCAGAATACTTTACCTCTGCTGCTGTAGCTCTACCTGAATCTATTTTTCTTTGAAGTGTTTTTTGCTCTTCAAATGCTTTTTCACGAGCTATCTTTAGGTTCTGTATTTCTAGGCCTAATTGTTTATTTAGATTTCCTAATTGTTTTACAGTAAGAACGTTCTCGTCATTTTTATGGTCTGCTAACTTTCTTGCTATACCTTCTACGCTACTTAATCCTTTTTTGAAAAGAGTAGTTGACTTTGTTGATCTATCTAAGTCTGCTACTACATTTTTTATTGTAGTTGAAATTGCTCCAAACACATCCTCTAAATCATGAGCCTCTCTCGACATAAGTGCAAACTGCTTTGCAGCTAATGCAGTGTCGTTACCCATAGCTTTCAAAAAGTTTTGCAGATTTGGAATACCGTCTCCACCTAAATTTTTAATCTTTTTGTCTAGATCTTTAATTAAGTTGGAATAGTCGTTAAAAGTTTTTTGCGGTCCTTGGTTTGCCATAGTATTCTATATATGTATAAATAGTAAAAGGCATCATTTATTAGATGCCTTAGTACTGTATGCTGGTGCTATTGCTTTCTGGACAATATCCGGTGGTGCTACTTTATTGTTATTTTTGACTGGTTTTAATTCATCGCTATTCTCTGCATTTAATTTCTCATAATGCTCTCTTAACGTACTAAAAGTAAATCTTCTTAACCATATGGGCATGCTGTATACAGTTTCCCAGTCGTAACCTCCCTGTCCATGAAATACTATTTCATGTATTTGTCTAAAAATGTTTCCTCTAGTTTCCGGACTCAGGCCAAAAAAAGTTAGAATTAAATTGAATGTTGATGTCCTCCTCACCATCAAATTCTGTTTCGAACTTTATTTTTGTCTCTACTCCTGGGCTTATTTGTGTGTAGTATTCTCTAAGTGCTCTAGAATCTTTAGCTAAAAATGCTGTATCTACAAACTGTCTTACTGTTGCTCTTTCGTAGTTCCCGTTAACAGACAGTATCATATATTTTAGACGTGTTGTCAACTCGCTGTTATCGTTCTTATTTAATTTCTTTAACCCTTCTAATTCAGCTTCGATATCTCTATCATCCTTCTGTGTAAGTAATTTGAAAGTAACTGTATTGTCCGTATTTGGAAGTTTAAATTGAAATTCGTTCTTACCTTTCTCCTTCACTAGACTTTCATCTAACTCTTTAAGGTTTAGTGTAGACAAATCAACTGTAACTTTCTCTCCTAAGTATAGGAAGTCGTAATCTTTTCCGTACCCTAAAATACGTGCTGCCATCATAACTGCATCCTTATCTCCTATGAGCAGGTCTGAGTAGTTGATTGGAGATATGATTAAAGATTGTAGTAACTTATCAATAACTACTCCTTGTCTAATGTAATTTGAGTTTGTTAAAATATCTTCTTCCTTTGCGGTCATATATTTCATCTCAATTTTACCTTCTGCTAGTGGAGAGTCTTTTGGGTAAAGCAATCCTTTCGACGGTAAGTCTACCGTTTCAGTTGGTAGATTAAATTTGTTTTCCATAAATTTTATTTGTTAGTAACTTTTTCTATATATAAATATATGAAAAAAACTTTTTTAAAACAACAAAGCCCGGCTAATGCCAGGCTTGTTAATTTTATTTGAATGTTTATTAGTAATTTAATACACAATAATCCATTGCTACTGTAATTCCTATCTCTACTAATCCGTCAGCAGAAGTCCAGTCAAATTGTCCAAAATCTCCTTTTGTTAAGAAAGCTCCTTTAATAATCCACTCCCCTACGATATCTCCTACAGGACCTAGAATGTTTAAAGTTAAATCTTTCTTATAGAAATCTGAATAACCAGCTCTACCTGTTACTGATTCGTATCCTAAACGAGCCCACTCCATTACAGCTTGTGCTCCAGAAGGAGTGATTGGTGAATATAAAGTCATATCCATATTCTCCCAGTTTCTTTTACCTCTTATTTTTCTGTAAGAGTTAATGTGATCAAGTTTGATCTCTGAATCTGTAAAGTTTGGTGCTTTCACGTTTTTAACCATGAATGCTGGGATATTATCTATATACATTACGAACCTGTGCTGAACCATTGGTTCGAAGGCTCTAAACATTATTTCGTTTGGATCTAATACTGCCATTTTTATTTTTACTTATTTAATTATAAATATCTCTGTTTATCAAATATTATCCGAACGTCGCTCCAGTTGGTTCAACTGTAAAGTCTAATACTACGAATTCAATTGTTTTTGTTGGTTGGATAAAGATCTGACCTACTAATTGATTTCTATCTACAATATCTGCTGTATTGTTTGTATCATCCATTACAACTCTGTATGCATAAAGACCTTGTCTTTGTACTACTGATTCTAAGTAAGGATTTACCGTCGCTAAGAATCTATTTCTAGTTGCAATAG